GAGGAATATTTATTGAAGGCTGTAGTCCTTCATATCCCGCTGCGCCAACTCGACGATACGAGACGATGCCTGTAGAGACACCGTTAACAACACCTTGAGCAACCGAACACGCAGTCGGATTACTTCCGGTGTAACCCCATCCCGTCGGGTAAGTCCCCGGCCCACCTGTTCCGGGCCATACGCTGTACGACAACAAATTCTGCTGCAACACGTTGCCCGGATCGTAGTCGAACCGAGGGCCGTAGACGGCAGCGGTGGTCGTGGGGGTGTAGGTGGTAGCGTTCGGCCCTTGCTCTAACTGAGCGCCCCAGACATAAACTGCGGTAGCAGTTTGTCCTGCGGTTACGCTAATCGCAAAATTGCCTGAACCCGCTGTCGAGCCGTTAGTAGCGGTAGCAGAAACTCTGTCCCAATTTCCCGTTAACGTCCAAACCGTAAAGACCGCCGATCCTGAAAACGGTTGCCACGAAACACTAATGGTTTGACCTGCCTGACCTTTTAAATAAACAGATCCAGTCAATGTTTGATTGACTGCGGTGTTATAACCTTGATAAAGGCTATTGTTAGACGTACCAGAAAACGTCCACAAACTTGCTGTTAACGTACCGTCAGGAGCCACGCCTGTATTTGTTGAAGTCAGCGTGACATTTGTTTGCGTTATCCAAGGACTTAGGTTTAACGCCTGACTCTGCAACAACAAGTTCGACGGCGCGTACTGCAACAGCCCAGACGAGTTGTACTGGGTCGCAACCGTGCCACGGGAGAACGTAGCGCCCTGTGGCAGCGAACCGTTCAAAAGATTCGCGTTAAACGTAGGGATGAGACCACCGGCCCCACCCCCACGCGTTAACCCTAAGCCGAAACCAAAAGCCATGTCGGCCCCTAGTAAATTGCTACGAGGTTAGTCGCGGTCGTGTTCGTCGTCCAAACACGCACCGCCTGCACAGGCAACACCGTACCGGCAAGGACACCGTAAAACAAGACCGTCTCGTTCTGCGCCGTCTGCACCTGAATGTTGCCCGATCCGCCGCAGTAAATCACCGCCGTGACTGGCACGGCGGCGTTTGACGGGTTGGTGAAGTTCGTGGTGTTACTCGTCGTAACAGCGAACGCACCGCCCGGATACTGCGGGAACGTAGGACTCGGGTGAGTTTGGTTACCCATGTCAGTGTCCTATTAGTACGTGACGACCGGCGGGTTCGCAATCGGGCTAGTCGGCGTCTGCGGGTAGTACGTGCCATCCGGGTTACGGAGGACGTAGTTGACTGACAGGATCGCAGAGCCAGCGACTGCCGTACCAGAACCCGTATACGTGAACGTAACACCGAGCATCGTGTCCGTCGGACCCGTGTTGGTGAGGTACTGCATACCGGCAATGTTGGTTATCGAAGTACCCGACACATACGTGAACGAGGTACCCGAACCGACTTGGTTACGCTGCGCGGAGTTATACGCCGTAATAGCCGAACTGGAGCCGTGCGTTACGATGTTGAGGCCGCTGCTCAGACTGACCGAACTTGCCGTGAACGTGTACGCCGTCGCCGTCGAAGTAATCGACGCAGACAACACAAGCGTCGTGGCATTGGTGATGGACGAGACCGTGATCGTACCAGTAATACCCGCGCCCGTGACCACCATGCCGGGGTAGATACCTGCGGTGGACGTGAAGGCTTGCGTAGCGCTAGTCGTAGCCGCCGTACACGTCGTGGTGACAGTCGAAACGCCCGTACTGATAGTCGTGCCGGTGCCGCCATACGCGTTAATGTTCATCGTAATACCCGTTGGGATAGTCGAGAAGTTAAACGGAATGACGACATCCAAATAGATGCTGCTGATGAACGACCCCGACGGAATGACAATAGGCTGCGCCGTGCCACCGTTGGTCGTCAGATACGGATAGAACACCGCAGACGAGTTGTTCGCAGACGTGTTCATCTGCGTGAACGAGATCGGCGCAAACTGCGAGCCGTCACCGGCACCGAGATTGCGGTAACCGTTGGTCGGGTACGAGCCAAGATACGTCGGTGACGGTGTGTTCGTCAGTACGATTGCCGGATTATTGTTCTTGATCGTGCCCAACAGTTGTGGGCCTAAATGAGTCTGTAATCCCATGATTCTTCTCCTGCCCCTTGCAGGGGGCCATGTATCGTCGTCTTACGATCTCTGCAACGTCCGCTAGGCCGGTTCGTAAGACTCAATGTTCCTAGAGAAAGGGGGCCGTGAGGCCCCCTTCGTCATCAGGCCACGCCGAACACGCCGAGCGGATCCGACCAACCGAACGAGTAACGTTCGCGGCTCTTGTACCGCACGTTGCCCGTATCGAAGTCACCGTCCATGCTGTTCTGAAGCGCAACACGCTCAAACATCTTCAGGCCGTTCGGAACGTCCGTGAGGATGTAGTAGCCGTGGGTGTCGGTCAAGAAGTGGTTCACCTTGAACCCTTCGCTGATCGTGCCCATCGACTTCAGAGCGTTGATGTCGTTGTCCGACGTGCCAACACGGAGTTCCGTGTCGAGCAGACGCTTCGCAACGAACATCTGGTTCGGCGGCACCACCAACTTGCGCGGCTTCGCGGCGATCAACAGACCGCGCTCGTCCGTCCAACCGGCGATCTGAATCGTCGCCGCTTCAAGCGACGTTTCGTTCAAGTCCGGAGCCGTCGAGAAGGTGTTGCTGTTCGTACCGCCCGAGACCAACGGGTGCGCCGTCGAGAACAGAGGAACGCCGTCGCCACCATTGTAGAAAGCGTTAAAGCCGTTGTTGATGATCGAAGCGGCCTTGTACTGCTTGGTGTACGCCATAGCGCGAGCGAGCGCTTTGGTGTAACGCTTCGACAGCGAGTCGTACAGGTTATCTTCAATCGCTTCTTCCGTGATGGAGAAGCCGAGAGCGATGGTCTCGTGGTTGTAACGAGCGGTCCACGCTTCCTGCGCATTGTCATACGCAATCGCCTGACCTTCGTTCTTAACCGGAGCAGCGTTGAAGCCCGAGAGTTTCGTCTCTTCTTCAAACGAACGCTCAGAGGTCTCGACCTCAAAGAGTTCCTTGTGTTCCTCGCCGTACGAGGCGTACTCCAGACCGAACAGGGCGTTGAGACCCGGAAGCAGTTCCTTAAGGAGTTGTGCGCGTGAAATTGCCATTGTTAGTTACTCCTTAAGCGCCAGCGCCGATGCTGGTGTAATGGTAGTCGTAGTTCCAACCCACGACGACTTCGGGGTAGCCCACAAACGCGACCGCCGTACCCGACGGAGCCGAGCAAGTGATACCGGTATTGGTAGCCGCAGTCGCGCCCGTCTGCCCCGAAGCCGCAGTCTGAACAACAACCGTGTTGGTCGATGCAACAACCGTTTGGACGTACGCAAACTGGCCCGGAAGAGCGCCCGTGTAGCCAAGGATGATGCACTGCATGCCCGGATAGATACCGGTCGTGCTTGCCACCGTGAACGAACCCGACGAGATCGCGCTAGCCGTGATCGTGTTGACCGTGACCGCCGTATCCGGAACCAACTGGACGATGCGGAACGGAGCCGACACGCCCGTGTTACGGAGGTTACCCGCCACGCTCGACGCCGAACCCACAGGGTTGCAGCCCGTGATACCCATCGACGAGTCGCCCGTCGAGGTGTTACCGCCCGCGCCCGGACACAGGTACGCATTGGTACCCACGAAGGCCGGAGACATGTAACCGATGGTGCTGGTCGCCGTGAAGGCAACGCTGATGTTCGCCGCAGCAGCCACAGCCGCCTGAGTCAGAACCGCCACGCGGAACAGCGCTTGCGGGTCGTCAACGACGTAACCCTGAGCATCCTGCGCGTTGGTGCTTGCTAGCCAGTATTGGTAACGGTTCTTCCCGTAGATCGGGCCGGGACCGGCACCGCCGACGCTGCTAGACGTGCTGTATTCCGCGCCTTGGAAAATACCAAGGCCGTAACCCGCCGTACCCGCGAACGATGCGGTATAACCCGTGGTGTTCAACGAACCGCCCGAGAAACCCACCACGTCGCCATAGAACAAGTTGCTGCTAAAGCCTGTGGAGATGGGCCACATACGGGTCGAACCCGAGTAGACCCGACCGCCCAGCAGGTTGTACGGCTTCAAACCGTACGGTGCTGAAATAGTAGGATAAGCCATTGAAGACTCCTAAAAGTTATTTGCCACGCCCAAAAGAGACCTGAGACTTTTTATCGGCGAACATATCCATGTTCGACCGACGGTCCTTTTGAGACAACATATTGTTATCGACAGCCTCCAGTTGCCGCTGCGCCAAGTCCTCGAAGTGTTTACGACGAGAAGCGACGAGTTCTTCTGGGGCCTTGCAGAGCAACAAGCCACCAATCTCGACACCATCCGGATACCGGCTGTTCGGATTGTTGTCACGTTGATGCATGATCTCCGGGACATCGATAGCCTTTACAGGCTCCCAGCCCTCACGAAACGCCTGTGAGACGTTCGTGGGATCATTCTGACCCATCACACTGATACGGATGTATTTGAAACTCCATCCCGGAACAGGGTTGGGTTCAGGTAAGAGCGCTGCGGGACTCCAAGTCATCTTGCGCTTGGTCGATTCCCGATTTTCCATCTCACGGTTGATGCGATTCTCAGCCATTGCGGTTCTCCAGTTTCAAGACTTCACGGGCATACGCTTCCGGACTAATCCCTAATCGTTTAGCAAGTGCGGCCTGTGCAGCCGTGATTCGGATTTGTCTAGGCGCGGTTGACCGCGTGGCTGGCGCAACAACTGTTGATGCTTTGCGGGGAGCTTCTTCTCGCTCCGCCGTTTGAGGTTCCGATCCCTCGAAATACTCGGGGAACCGTTTCCTCATTGTTCTATCAATCTGCTGGTAGTAGTCATCGCTGCGAGGATCTACACCAGACTCGACCAATTTTTCATGCAGACCCAGCGCAAGAGAGGTCATTTCTTTGTCATGCCCGAACCAAGTGTTTTTATCCTTCCACGCTTCTGCTCTCGTGTCGGGATACACCTGTGGGGATGGCGGTGTCCGTTGGTTACTTTCTACTCTGCTTTCAGCAGGTTGTAAAGTAGGTCTGAACTGTTTGTATTCACGTAGTTTAATCTTAGCATCAGCCAAAGCATCCTGAGCCTCGACGATCTTCTCAGCGTCTCCGGCCTCAAACGCACGCCGCAGATTG